CATGGTAGGTTAGTTTGGCTTCATGGTTGGCTTCGTGGTAAGTGGCGTTCACGTGATTAACCTACGCTTGGTTTCGTGGTTGGCTTCGTGCTTGGCTTCGTGCTAAGCATCGTGGGTCCAAGCACGCGTTCTTATATATGGAGTGGAGCGAGTGAGCGAGCATTGCCCTATAGAATCTTAAATAGGGCAATTCCTGTACCTTCGGAAAGCTTCGAATCATGGCTCGTATTCCCCGCACAAACGGCCAGCGTTTCTTCTTGACATACTCCCAAGCCGCCGCAGTCACCATCGACGAGGTCGCCGATCACGTATTTAACCTCGCCCCGTGTTGGTTGGAAATCGTTCAAGAACTTCATCAAGATGACGGAATCCACTACCATGTCGTCGTCGAGTTCGCCGCAAGATTCCAACATCCCCTCGACATCTTCGACGTCGACGGATTACACCCCAACATTTGTTCCATCAAGAACGCTACTGTCGACCTCGCAAATCGCCGCCATTACATCCGCAAGGGCGCCGAGCGCGCTAAAGAGGACGAGCACACTATCAAGACCCACAAGACCAAAGCGTGCGACTATATCATTGACCCCGATACCCGAGGTGACGTTCCCGAGTACGTTGCAACGTCAGGACGCCTCAATTGGGGAGGAATACTTGACGCCGCCGGCTCCGCCGACGAATTCAAGCAGCTCGTTCGCATCAACCAGCCCAAGGAGTGGGTCCTCCGGTTCGACCAGATCATCAAGTTCGCGGCGGTCAACTACGCTAAAGCAGTCGAACCCGAGAAGGTCTATCCTGCAGAGAGTTGGTCCATACCTCCCGCCATGGATGATTGGGTCAAAGAAGTATTCTCAGACGTAAGTTAAAGGCACTCTAACGCGTACCTTCTTTTCTTTAATGAGTTTCGTATTGATTCCTTAGTTTAATTATGTAGCCCAAACCGTCGCGCCCCAAAACCCTCCTCTTGGTTGGCCGCACCCGACTTGGTAAAACCGTGTGGGCCAAGTCACTCGGCCGTTACAGTTACATGTGCGGCCTGTGGCATTCCGATAAGTTCGACGACACATCGGACTACCTGATCATCGACGACTTCAGCTTTGATTACTTCGCCGGGATGAGGAAGGCAATATGGGGGGCGCAGGAATGTTTCACCACCACGGATAAATATAGGAAGGGTTATGCGAGGTGGGGAAAGCCTTGTATATGGATGTGCCAACCGGAACATAATCCTTTTACGGCTGTTAATAAGGATGGGAGGGCTGTTATGATGGAAAGCGAGAGGGAATGGTATAGAGGGAACTGTATAGAGATTCACATAGATACGCCTCTGTATAATGAAATACCATAATACCCAACCCTTTTGTATTCATTACATGGTCTCTAGCTTGGGTATTTGCGGCCTTTTCTAAAACTAACGTCCACTGGATGGCCTCCGATTCTAACGTCCACTGGTTACGCATCTTTGAAGTATAGGCGTGTGCCGATGGTACCGCCAATAGTGTCGAGGTCTGAACCTCCAACGGAAAGCATTTCTAACACCCAGTAATACTGCATCCCTTTGATCTGTTCCATGTAGGAATTGATTGCAACGGATTCCTCGTGCGCGGAAGTAACCTTCTTGCGCAGAGGTATGTAGAACTTCTTGTTCAGCATCTTGTTGAGCTGCCCGTTTTGATGCAGTGTAAAAGTGCGACGGTATATGATGGTGGCGACCTGTGGGTTCCAAAACAGCCACGTGGGCGTGGTGTTCTGGTCTTGGTCGAAGATGTAGTTGCCGCTGAGTAGGGTGGTAGGTCCGCTGGCATACCCGTTCTCTTTGTAAACAGAGAAGCGGAACTGTGTGTCTGCCTTGAGGGCGGATCCCCCGACATAAGCGTGCATCGACCAGCGGAACCCCCGCGCGTTGAACGAATCTCCGATGAAGGAAGTCTCCGACTTGGTGATCGAATTCTTCGCTCGAGGTACATCGGAAAAGACGTTGGCGCGCATGATGTGACTTACGCCCGACGTGTACCCCGTGAGCGAGAGCCACGTGCCGAAGTTGTTCGTCTGGGGGTAGGATTTGGTCTCCACTGGGATCTGGGAGATGGCCTTGATCGCCCGGACCATGTGCTTCGAAAGGCGCCTGTTCGTGCCACCCTTACGGCTCTTCTTGCCGCGACGGGTCTTCCTCCGGTACGCCATGTCATATGCAGGGTCCTGTTGGCTTCATGGTAGGTTAGTTTGGCTTCATGGTTGGCTTCGTGGTAAGTGGCGTTCACGTGATTAACCTACGCTTGGTTTCGTGGTTGGCTTCGTGCTTGGCTTCGTGCTAAGCATCGTGGGTCCAA